AACTGACCATCGTTCGCACAGTCTCGGCTGCGGTAGGTGCGTTCGGGTTCTTGCGGGCGATATCGAGCGCCTGCTTGAAGAAGTTCGGATCAACAATCGGATGCCCGGTTTGCGGATCGAATGTGATATTATCTGTCATGACCTTGGTGGCGCCGGCATGAACCTGCTGATCGGCAATCTGCCGCTGCGCCACTTCTGTCTGTTTTTCGACCAGCGTATTCGCCTTCGCCTGCGTTTGGGCGGCGCGCTGAAACATCTTCATTTCGCCGCCGTCTATATATTCGCCATACTTCTTCTGGATGGCGTCAAGGTCGACGTTCGGGTTCTTCGTTATCATGCCGGAGATCGCCGATTTGACGATACTCTCCTTGGCCTTCAATCCGACCTCAGACTTGACCGTCGCAGCCGTGGTGGCATCAATGTTCCTGTTGCTATCGACCATCGCTCCGATGGAGTGGTCGACGGACCCCAGCGCGAAATCCAGTGATGAAGGATCGGAAGCAACCGCTGATGACAGCGAGTTGATCGTGGTCGCCACGTTTTGCCGCACAGCGATACCGGCAAGCGTCGACATATCCGAGGACGTTTTCTCGAACATATGATTGCGGTACTGATCAACGAAATGCTCCGCCCATGCCTGACTTTGCTCGGTCGAAAAACCGTCCTTGAATTTGTCCAGCGTCGGGTTCAGCGTTTCTTCGAGGAACTTCTGCTTGACCGTGACGTCATTCGGATCGGCGTTCTTCGCCGTCTCGTTCCATACGCTGTTGAGGTTCGCAATCAGTTGTGCGCCATTGGCTGCGCCAGCACTGATGTCGCGGTGGGTCATATAGTCGTTGGCGACTTGCCCGACATCGGCAACCGCGCCTCGGAGTTCGGCACCCTCTTGATTGTAAAGGTCGGCGGTCTGATTGAAGAACGTGCCAACCCGGCGGGCTTCCTGCAGCCGCGCGTCAATACCCATCTCGGTCGGCTGCAATCCGAGGCCCTGCGGTGCTTCGACCTGTCTAATGTTGGGCATATCGGTTCCTATGCGAACAGCGTCGCGACGGCGGCAACACCCTTGATCGCTCCGGTGATTTCAGAAAACGTCGCAGCCTGATTGGCGGCATTGCCGGCTTCGGTCGCGGCAGCCGCCATGTTCTCGTATGACTTCTGCTGCTCGGTGTAGCCCGCCTCGGTGATGAGGCCCTGCTGCCCGAGAACTGCGTGGGTCAACGCGCCCTGCGCCGCACTGTCCCGCATGATGTCGAGAGCCGACCCGGATGATGCAAAGCCGGCGCTGGCTACGTCGGCCTGCTGACCGCCCAACGTGTTCATCATTTCGCGCTGCTGCTGGCTTTCCTTGATTGCTGTCGAGGTCTCTGTAAACTTCTCGTTCTGCGCCGCCAGTTGCGCGGCCAGCGTATAGCTACGCGCCTCAGCGAAGTCTCCCTGAGCCTTCGCCTCGTCTCCGAAACTTGCAAACAGATCGGAGGCCGCCCCGCTTATGTCAGAGAATGTTGCTTGACCGAATGCCATGGATTCACTGGTCCTGCGTCATCTGATTAACGCCGGCCACCACGACTGTGGCGGGGAAGGGTCGCGATACGCGCCAGCACACGCCGCCATCGTAGCTATAATCGTCGCTCAGCGTATCCTGTGATATACCGTTGAATGTGGTCAGCGCCGGTATCGGAGAATTATTCGCCTGCCTGAAATTGGCGGGCAATAGCTTCGCAAATGATCCGCCGATCGAGAGCCCTAGAGTGTTGACCAGTTTGAGCGCATAGCGATGGGCACGGGTCAGCTTGCCAAATGCCGGACCATTGCGCGCTCCGGTATCCGCTTGTGCGATCGGTCGCACCAGTTGACCGTCGCTGTTATAGGTGAAGCCTACAACAATGTTTGGATTTGTAGAGACGAATGCATGTGTCAGCAGCCCGCGCCCAGGCCCAGCAGAAATGCTATCGCCATAGGGGATCGTCACTGACCCACTCGCAACGACGAAATCGGAAAATGCCTTTCCCTCACCGGGATCGCCGCAGTCAAGACCGCCGATGAATACCTGCACGGTTTTGCCGTTGAGGTGCCACAGGCCATTGAGCGTTAGCGAGCCGTATCCGTAAGTGCCGCCGCTCGCCGTCGAGACAATCGAGGTCGGCGCAACCGCATCGTCCAGATACCAGCCATCCGTCAGTGTCGTGAGCTCACCTTGAACGTCGGTCAGTACCTCAACATGGCGAATGCCAGTCGATGTATCGTTCGTCACCATCGTTAGCGTATCAAGATCGCCGTCCGTCGATGGGCCTGAACATAGGCTTTCCACGACCCGGCCGGAGCCGAGTGTATGCCGGTGCCAGCCATAGAACGTCGGTGGCTGAGAGCTCGCCAGCGAATCCCGCTTGTAGGTGATGCCGAACAGCGCCCCCAAGGCGTCACGACCCCAGATGATCGGCGAAACAGCGCTTGTGTAAGCCAATTCGGACACGCCATCCGCCACCACATGTTCGGCCTTGTCAGCCAGATTTGGCGCGGAAAACTTGCCGGAAAACACGTCAGGAAAGAACTCCATCAACTTCCGTCCACCGCGCTTGACAAAGACGAGCGTGTGCTCGGTGCGGGCTGGCTTGATGAACTCTCCACCATGACGGGTGACATTGCGAGCCGCGATATTCAGCGGTGATATAGGCCCTGCCGTCGGCGCCTGGACCAACCATTCGCTTGCCTGCGTTCCCATGAGAACGCCCTGCAGGTCCCCCGCCATCCACAATATTTGGTTCACGCCGTCAGAATTGAACGTATAGCTGATCGCATGAGCGGCGGTGACGGCCCCATATTGATCGGTCGGCGCGAAGTTGATCGTGCCGCTCGGTAGCCCGTTGGCGTCGATATTTCCATTCGCATAGCAGGCATCGAAACGGTTGGGGATCGCTCCGCCGAGATAGATGCGCCCATCCGCATATATCCCTACAGACGGATAGCCCGTAGTATCGCTGAAGGCACCTAGCCGCCAAGTCGCGACTGTCGTGGTATAGAGCAGCGGCGGCCCTAGAATTTCGACATTGACGCCGGTCCCGGTCCCGGTCCCCGGCGGATTGAACAGTGACAACTCAGCAATAGCATTCGATATGTCGGTTAAGAATGACAACGTGGTGACCATCTCCACCCAGACATATTTCCATGCGGTTGTCTGGTCGGTCGACACGATCGTAACCGCCGAAAATGTATCCGAGATCGAGCCGGACGTTCCGAGGAGCGTGCCGTCGGAAGCGGAGGACGGGGCAGATGCCTTCCCGCGCAAATTGAGCGTGATGGCGACGGTCGGGTAGGCACCGCCCGGTCCGATGGCGGTTACGACAAAGCCTCCATCGTTTGATGGATAAATAGTGGCCTGCTGAATTTTCTGATCGCTCGCCCCCGAAAAATTTTTCCCGACGTAGGAAGACAAGGATGTACCTGAACCAGTTCTTTCTGCCGAAGACGCGGCGGCCTGTGAAAACACGCCATCGAAAGCGGCGGCCAACCCGCCACCGGAAGTCATGTTTCCAATAGCAACAGAACCGGCCAAAGCGCGGTCGATGACGTTCGATAGTGATGTGATTTTTCCCCACGACCATATCACGGCGCTGGTGATAAGCGTCCAGTTCTTCAGGTCGGCACCAGGAATGTTGCCGGTATTCGACGCGACAAGCGACGACCAGTAGGTGGCTGCTCCAGCCAATCCGCTCGGATTGTAGGAAACAACGGCATATTGTGCGTATGTCGAACCGGACGCCCATGCGGCGGGTTCGGAAAAAAGTCTGACAAGACGGCCGATATCGGAGCCAAGGAACCCACGGCCGCCATTGATCGCCTCCGTAACGCTTGCCGTCGTCCACCATGGAGCGCCGCTCACGGGTGCATTTCCGGCGTTCTGATCGAGCAGGGATCGATAGTTGACGCCGCCGGTCGATACAAAGTCACCGGCTCGATAGGCCTTCGTCGCATCATAAGCCACGAACGAAAGCGACAGCGCGATAATGCCTGATTCGGCGCTTGGGGTTGCCTGTACGCCGTTCGTGAACGGATCGAGATAGGGGCCGTCATTGAAAACGGCAGGGCTGATGGCAAATGCGGGGCTTACCCCGAGAGACGGCAAGGTGGTCACCGTGAGCGCCTGGGGCGCGACGGTTGGGCTGAGCAGGAGGTCCGTCGTCTCGGCCTGCACGGCCCGGATTGCTGCCCAGGCGCCGCCGATATAAGGCGAGATATTCTCGCTCACTCGCGCCACGGTTGCGCCGGCGACCAACGCCCCAATGGTTGAGCCATCGATCGCAGCACCTGTCAGCGCGTCGGCCAGCGAGAAATGCATGGTATCAATCTTCGTGGCAATGAATTGTCGGTTTTCGAGGAGTGGCGTGGACTGCCCTGGAAACACCAAGGTGTTGCCAGTCGCCCATGTCGTCGCCGCAGCGGTCTGAACGACGGCCGGATTGGCGGTGGATACCGTAACCACGGTTTGGGCATCACTGGTGATCAGGGCTGCGCCATTGCGATAGCGGATATAGCCATCGGTGAATTCCAGCGTGATCGGCGCCGACGCCTGGAAGTCGAACCGGATGACCCTTGCTGGCGCCCCGCCCCGGGTGTGGCCGCCGTAGGCCGTGCCTGGCCGGCGCGTCCACGGACCCGCCTCCACCGGGAAGGCATTGAGGCAGGTTTTCATCGAAAAGCGATAGTCTGGCCGGTCGAACCGACCTTGGGCGAATTGGGATATCTCGCCGCCGGTAAAATTCCCAATAGCGTAAGACGCATCTGCCATGGGCTCAGAGCCTCACGGTCACATAGGCATCGTCGGGTGGGTCGTCGAAACCCTGTTCGATCGCGTTCTGAACCTTCGCGTCATTGATCCATTTCGCATAAATTTTCGCGATGGTCTGCAATTGGGAGGCGGATTGCGTGATCGTATCGCAGATCGTCATGGCGATTTTCGCGGCCAGGGCCTCGCAAAAGATCGCGTGCATCCGGCGCACATCGGTCATGTTTGCCACAAAGCGCAAGGCAATCGGGCCACAGTCCGTCGAAACCAGATATCCGTTTTCCAAATTCCAATCGTTGTAGGTCACGCCGGACGGTCCGCCGAGCCAATTGACCGGCGATTTCGGGTATTGCTTCGCGAGCCGCAGGAAGCCGGCCGGCAGCTTGAAAACATTGCGGGACGCGGTCTGTGTCGAAGGGCCAGCCCCGACTGGATAGATCAGATTGAGCGTGGTCAGGCCGACACCCATCGGGAATTCCGCCCCGCCGATCTGCAGCCATTTGTCAGAGCCGGAGCCGCCAGTGAATACCCTCGTCCACGGGTTTAGGACGCCGGTATTGGTCCAGTGGACGCCGCCATCCAGCGTCGGATCAATGCCGAGGTTGCCGGAGCCGATGGACTGATAGATCACGCCGTCAGAGCCGCCGACCTTGGTCCCTGCGGAATAGGTCGTCCCGACTGCCCACAGTGCGGGCGCTAGGTCTGGCTCATTGTTCTGGTTGAGGTCGATCAGACTCATATAGGCGACGCTCGAAAACGTCACGACCTGATTTTTGAAGAAAACGGTGGTGGCATCCCACGCCGTGGCAGCGCCGGGCGTGTCGGTGTTGCCGTTCTGGAGGGACAGGTAGACTCGGTTGGTGCCATCGCCTGCGGTGGTATAAACGAGTTCACCCGCAAAATAGGAGCCGGCCGCAAACAGCGGGACTGCCAGCGGGCCATAATAAGGCT